AACTAAAGAACCTGCAAAAGCTAAAGAGCAACCGAAGGAAACCTAACCCATGATCAGTGAATCCTCTTTTCGTGAAGAAATGCCGGCATTTGCTGATACAACGCAATATCCGTCAGTTCAGTTTAATTTCTATTTAAACCTCGGGAAAAAATTACTTCGCGAGGAACGTTGGGAGGATATGCTTGATTACGGTTTAACGCTGTTCATAGCTCATTATCTTACGCTTTATCGGCGTACGATGACTGCAGCAAGTATTGGTGCGGATGCCGGCAAAATCGTAGGTAATGAGACCTCTAAATCAGTTGATGGCGTTTCAAAATCTATGGATGTTTCCGGCGTTCTCATTACTGATGCTGGTCATTGGAACCAAACTACCTGGGGCGTCCAGTTTTATCAGTTATTACTGATGGCTGGCATGGGAGGCATCCAATTATGAGCAGTGGTGTTAAATCTTCTGGTAATGGCTTAGCTGACATTTTCCAAGCTGTAGCAGAACTCTCTCAAATGGATGTTTTGGTAGGTATTCCGCATGGGGAGGCTCGAACCGATGGTGACGGCCTTACCAATGCACAAATTGGTTACCTTCAGGAAACCGGCTCACCTTCTCAAAACATTCCTGAGCGACCTTTCCTTGTGCCAGGTGTTGAGCAAGTTCAGGATGAGGTGGGTGATAAGCTCGTTAAAGCGGTTTATGCTGCTTTAGATGGTAATAGCCAAAGAATGATGAAATTGCTTGAGTCCGCTGGAATGATTGCAATGAATTCAGTTCGTGCTTATTTCGTTAATGGTGAATTCGCTCCCTTATCTTTGGCCACAATCCGTGCTCGAGCACGGCGTGGCCGTAAAGGTGCTAAGCAGTATCTTAAACAGCTTGAATCGGGACCTGCCGAAACAGGCCTCGTTCGGCCGTTGATCGATACAGGTGAGCTTAGAAAGTCGGTTACTTACGTGATCATGAAAAAGGAAAAGGAGGTAAAGCGTGGCTCAACTTGATGTTTCAGACGTTTTGCTAGATCCAGACTTCATGGACACAGGCATTATCTGTAAGCGTACAGAGGTCATCGTAGGAAACAATGGACGATCTCAAGAAACGACTACATCAACACCCTTTGATGGCGTAGTTACTACAAATAATGGCCTCAATATGGACCGTCGAGCAGATGGCACATTGATTAAAGGCGCAATCAACATTCACACACAGTTTGCTTTAACTTCAGGCGATAAAAATACCAAAGCAGATGAGATTACGTGGAAGGGTAAAACCTACATAGTGGATCAAGTGCTGGACAATCTACATTATGGCCAAGGTTTCATAAAAGCAATTTGTGAGCTTAAACCACTGGGGTAATCATGGGTGATTCTGCTTCAGGGGGATATATTACCCCTAGTGGCGGATCTGCTTATGACCAAGACCTAGAGGACATCTTTCAAGCCTTCATTGTCGGGATTACATCCTTACCAGGTGATATGGTTCGTCCACGTTTCCAAAGAGAACCACCGCCTTTTCCTGAAATTGGTGAGGATTGGTGCGCCTTCGCCGTAAAGTCAATAATTCCTGATGATGGGCCTTACTTCGACCAGAAAGACGAAACAATGGATTCAATTCGACATGAAGAATTGACGCTGTTTCTATCGTTCTACGGCGACCACGGCCAATCAATTGCAAACGTCCTAAAGGATGGTCTAGGCATTCCGCAAAACATCGCGCAACTCAAAGCGCAAAAAATCAAATTTATCAAGGTGGGTGAGATCATCACCGCGCCTGACTTTCTCAATAATCAGTATGTACATCGATATGACCTAACCGCTGTCTTTAAGCGGCAAACATTACGCACGTTTGCTGTTAAGTCATTTGTAGATGCTGGGCCGATAGAATTTCCTAGGAGTTAATCCATGACATTGCCTGTTTCAGACGTTGTTAATGTCTCCATTAGTTTGGCGGCATTAGCAGCAGGGCCACGTAGCTTCGGTAATTTACTTATTCTTGGTGCCACGGATGGTGTTGTAGATCCAGTTGAACGTTTACGCGAATACTCGGGTCTTACACCTGTAGCATTAGATTATGGTACCGATGCGCCAGAATATAAAGCTGCTGAATTGTACTTTAGCCAATCCCCAAAACCACGAACTTTATATATTGGCCGTTGGGTTAAATCGGCAAGTTCAGCGGTTTTAAAAGGTGCGGTTTTATCTGCAGATCAACGTGATATTTCAAACTTCACAGCTATTTCAGATGGTTCGATGAAAATCACCATTGATGGTTCTGAAAAGGTTGTAACTGCCTTGAATTTATCAGCTGTCACCAATTTAAATGGAGTGGCATCTGCCCTAACAGCCAAGCTGGGAACCGCTTCAGTAACTTGGAATGATGTTTATAACCGTTTTGAAATTACGTCATTAACCACTGGTACCACTTCGACAATTTCCTATGCTATTGCAAATGCAACCGGTACAGACGTTTCTTCATTGATGGGGTTAACCGTTGGTCATGCTTCGGTACCAGTCAATGGTTATGCAGCCGAGCCTTTAATGGATGCAATTACACATTTAGCGGACAAGTCACTTAAGTGGTATGGGTTAGATATCGCTGAGCCAATTTCTGATGCAGATGTGTTAGAAGTGGCAGCATTCATTAATGCGACTTCACCATCTCGCATTTATGGCCAGACAATTACTAACTCATTGGCTTTGGATGGTACCAGTACAGCCGATCTAGCCTACAAGCTCAGTAAATTAAATAACGGTCGCGTATTTTCGATTTTTTCGGGTGATACGGCACATGCAGCAGCTTCAGTATTTGGGCGAGCATTTAGCGTTAATTTCAATGGTACCAACACGACCATTACATTGAAGTTTAAGCAGCTTCCGGGTGTAGCCGCTGAAGATCTACAAGTTTCCCAAGCAAAAGCCCTAAAAGATAAAAACTGTAATGTTTTTGCCGGCTACAACAATGACACCGCAATTCTTCAAGAAGGTGTCATGTGTGATGGTTCATTCATCGATGAGCGTCATGGTCTCGACTGGTTGCAAAACCATTTAGAGACGGCACTGTGGAATCTTTTCTATACCACGCCAACTAAGGTCCCGCAAACGGAAGGCGGCGTAAATCGCCAAAGTACTATGCTTGAACGGGCATTGGAGCAGGCAGTAACAAATGGCCTTATTGGTCCTGGTCAGTGGAATGGTGATTCTTTTGGAGCAGTAGAAACAGGTGATTACCTTTCTAAAGGTTTTTACGTTTTTGCGAACAGTCTAGATGATCAAGCTCAATCAGAACGTGAAGCGCGTAAATCTCCGGTTTTCCAAATTGCTATCAAGATGGCAGGTGCAACACATTTCTCCGATGTGCTTGTTTCTGTTAACCGCTAATAAGGATAAGAAATATGTCTACATATTCATTTATGGATACTCAATGTACCCTCGCCAGTGATGACGGGGTAATTGACCTAGGTTACGGTGCGGGCGTTGCAGATGAAGGCATTACCATTGCAATGGCTGGTGATGCGAACACTATGACGATTGGGGCAGATGGTGAGGGTATGCACTCTCTGAGCGCTAATAAGTCAGGTACGGTGACAGTTCGCCTGTTAAAAACATCACCTATTAACGCCAAGCTTTCTAATCTTTATCACATTCAGCGCTCAAGCACTAAGAAGTGGGGTAAGAACACAATCACGTTGAACCATACAGGATCTGGTGATAACGCTACAGCATCAAAATGTGCATTCAAGAAACATGCTGATTTGGCCTATAAGTCGGTTGGTGACTTCAATGAATGGGTATTTGATGCAATCAAGATTGATCAAAAGTTAGGAGCTTATGACTAATGCAAATCGGTAATCATAATTACGAGATTGGTCGTTTAGATGCATTTGATCAATTTCACGTATCTCGAAAAATTGCACCTATTGTCCCTACGATTGTTCCTTTCATGACTGAGATACTGAAAAGCAACATTATGGATCTATTAGATAAATTTGGTGATGATCCAGACAATCCAGATCTAAGCGTTTTAGAGGACTTTGATCTAAATAGTTTTGGTGAAGCGATCCAGCCATTTATCGATGCATTCGCAAAAATGCCAGAAGAAGATGTCAATTACGTGATGAAAAAGTGTCTTTCAGTTGTTACACGTGACGGGGCAAAAGTGGTAGTGAAAGATACATTGATGTTTGATGATTTAAGCGTTGAACATATTCTTCCGCTTACTATTGCAGTGGTGCGCATTAATTTGGGAAATTTTATTCAAGGGCTGCTTACGACGGCATTGAGCAAGAAACAGCCCACATAAAGTTTAAACATTTACCAGACCACGAAGATTGGCTTTTACGGCCAGTCATTCGTGGTCTTTGTCGTTTTGAATCTTTAAAAGATGGAACTTTAGATCTTGCAGATATTGCATTGATGAATGATGCATTAGATGTGCAGGCAGATAACCAGCTTTTACTCGAACGATACCACGAACAAAACAAAGGTTGAGTTAGACATGAGTGATACAGTTATTCGTGACTTCTTTGTGTCCTTAGGTTTCTCTACGGACAATGAAGGCGCTAGAAAAATGGTTGATACCCTTAAAGGGGTAGAGCTAAAAGCGGCTTTGCTGCATAAGACTTTATTGCTTCTTGCAACTGGTGCAGTTGTTGCCGTAACAAAGACAGCAAGTGAACTCGATAAGCTGTATTACTCATCTCAACGTATTGGCGCATCTGCTTCAAATATTCGTGCGTATGGTGATGCAATCTCACAAATGGGTGGTAATGCTCAAAATGCATTACAGTCACTTGAGAATGTGGCGCAGAAGATGCGTAACTCCCCTGGTTATGAAGGCATGCTAACAGGCATGGGTGTTGCTACACGGGATGGTAATGGTCAGTTGCGTGACCGTGTAGAAGTAATGAAAGACCTTTCAAAAACAATGAAAGGGATGGATTACTACCAGGCAAATGCTTATGCCAGTTCTTTAGGTATTGATGAAAATACCCTTATGGCCATGCGTGATGATAAGTTCATCGACAACATGGAGAAGTACCAGAAATTACGTCAAAGTGTTGGCTTAACTGATGAGCTTACCAAGTCTGGTACCGATTTCATGGTTGAATTCCGTGACATCACCATGACGACCAAAGCTATTACTGAAGTTGTTGTAATGACCGCAGGGCAGGCACTTATACC